TGTCGTCTGACGTTCCTGCGTAGGTCAGTGCATAGGCAGTATCAGCCGATGCTGCTGTCTGGGTCGTAGATACACCCAGAGCTGCTTCACCATCCTTTAAGACTATCTGCCTGAACACGCCGCCCTTAGACACGACTGGGTAGCCATTGACCTCATCCCACAGCAGAATCCCATCTTCTGATGGGTTATCACCTGCTATCTTATAGCGCAACTTGTCAGCCACACTGAGCATATAGTTCACTAGGCGTTGTGCCCAGCGATCTAGAGCGCCAGACGTAGGTGAAGGTGGGCGACGAACACTCATCGCCTACCTCCTGCTCTAACATCCAGACGCATACGCCCTACGCGCCAATCAGAGTTCTCTGTGGCAGTTAAGCGCATCCGTACCTGTCTGCCAGTAAACCTAACTGACGTTGGGTTGGTTGGGTCGTATGGCCCGTACTCGCGTTCAGTATCGTTAGGATGGAATCGCGTCTTGAACGTAAGCTCGACTGCACCCTGATTAAGCTCATCTGGGATAAGCTCTGTAGCAACCACTACGTTATCACCCGCGCCAATATTTACTGGACCCGACTCGATGAACACCTCATAACTGCCGTGTGCCCACCCAAGCTCATGCTCGTACAGTTGCTTATCAGTTGGGTCAGCCCAGATAGGGTTAGTGAACGCGCCCTGATCTACACCTGCCGTGCGAACCAGTGTACCGACCGTCCATGCGTTAGTGTCGTAGTTCCACGTTACGTAGCTGTCATTCTCAGTACTGTTTGCGCTAGGGTAGAAGAACCACACCTCAGAGAATCGACTGTTATGCACTGCAAATACGTGCGAAGTGTAATCTCGGTTAATGTTAGAGAATACGTGGTCGTACACATCTGAAGGCAGTTTAGAGACTGCACCACCCGTGTAGATGAAGAAGTTCTGACGACCCATCCACACCGTACCATTAGCAAACGATACTGCTGCTTTAGGCGAGATAACCCCGCAACCAGACCCTACGCGCTGCACAGAGTACACAAACGGTGGCCCAATATAGGTTGCCGTATGCGCATCGGTCGTGGTCAGTATCACCGCCTGGTCACGCGCACGAACACCGCACTGAATAAGCCCATCAGTCTGAAGCTCTATGTCACCCGCTTCGTTAGTGTCAGCAGGCGTCCAAGTGGTGTTATCTTCACGGTCAGACCACGCCAAAAGACGCGGGTTACCCGAAGCACCTAGAGCCATTAAGAACCGCTCTTCAGTCACCAGTAGACCACGGCAGTTAGTCGGAGCATTCGAGATTACCGCTGCCGCTGTTGGGCCTGCGGTATCAAGCTGCCACTCGTATAGCTTACCGTCTGTATCTGCACAGCCAACTAGGTACTCGCCCCAGTTATCGAGGCTCCACGTAGTTGCTGGTAGCGTGAGGTTATTATCTAGGCGCTCAGTGCCGTACAAACCTTCCCCGTAGTTCAGCGCACCATAGCCTGTGTAGGCTGTTGCCGACTCACGCCCAGTGGCGTATCCAGCAGGGGTTATGTCGTACTGAGTACCTTCTTGGTCATAGGCGTACAGCTTCTCATGCGTACCTGCCGCAATGTAGCGGTCTAGGTCATTGTCTGACCACGCATACAGCGAGCGGCAAATGGATGCAGTAGCCGTTTGAGACTTCTGCGCCCACCCACCAACGGGACGTACTGCGCTGTCAATCCAGCGCACTAGGTTAGAGTCGTTCCAACGGCCTGTAGACTGATAATCAGTCCCGTTCTTATACACCCCCGCAGGAATGTCTAGCGGTAGTAAAGGCATGATACTGCCCCCTTTATTCAGGCCATACAGGTGTTGGCATAGCCGCTAGGAAATCTTCCATGCTTGGCTTGTTGCCTGTCGCTAGGTAGTTACCCATCTGTACCAATGATTCATTCCAGCAAGCATCACGCCAAGTAATAGCGGCTGTAGCTTCGTTAGCCCATTTAGCGTTACCACTGTTAGCGTAGCTGGTCATAGAGATGATGTTGTCGTAACCCTTCTCTTTAGCGGTAGAGTCTAAGAGATTCTGCACTGCTGCTGAGTAGCTATCCATCAGGGCTTTGGATTTAGCTTCAGCCTCTTCAGCGGACAGCGCCACAACCGACTTCTGACGCACCCAGTTACCACTTACTAGCGTAGGGTGTGAGTCAATCACAACACGCTGAGTCACATCATCGTAAGCAGGATCAGGTGCTTCTGTTACTGGATACACTCCCCAGTTTGCTAGAGCAGAATCACTCATACGCTTAGGGAATGAAGTGTTAGGATTTTCTTTACGCAACAAGCCGATTGAGTATGGGAATGTCTCAACTTGTCCGTTTGTTACTTTAACGTATTGCATGGTTATTCCTCTACGTTAGTTAGGGTCTACGTCAGCACCTTGCGTGACAGTGCCATTAACTGTGAAGTCTCCACCCGTCCCTGAGTTAGTACCCAAGGCATCAGGATCATCGAACTTCATATAGATTAGTGGGTTTGGTATATCGCCTGCTTCAATGGCAGGAGTTAGGTCTTTTGGGTAGCCTAGCTGGTCTACGAACAGGTTGCGGTTGGCTTCTACTGAGAAGTCTATGTAGTCTGTGGTGAAGTAACACATATGTATGTACCCATTAGAAAAACTAAACGATGCTGTTCCATTAGATATTAAATATGTGTCAGTTATCCCGCCAAAATAAATATCATCGTTGATGCTAGGCGTTATCGTGTTTGATACACCATTTATATAGTATCTGCTAGGGTTTACCCCCGATATATCTACACATACATGGCAAACATTCCATGATGAAAATCCAGATGAAGGGCCAAAATTTATTATATCGGAACCTGAAGAGTTTTTAGCTATTATTTGCATTGCGGTTGCTGAGTTTTGTAACCTTAAAGCAAGTTGAGTTACTGGGTCTCCAATAGCGAAATATAAAGCTGCGGTGTTGCCTCCAATATACTGTGAAGCAAAAACAGCAGAAAACGTTTTACCGCTTGGTATTGATAATCCACTGTTACTGAATCCTCCAGTTGTACTACCATAAGCACTCCTAGCCCAAAACTCACTAGCCCCTCTAGCACCTACAAACGGCCCACTATTCACTGTGAAGTCACCACCAGTGCCAAGGTTAAGCCCTGCGTTACTTGCTTCAATAGGCATAGCAATCAGTGGTGTGTTGCCTGTATACTCAATGACTTGTCGCACAGATCTAGGCAAACCTGTGTTACTATCTACAAATATGTTGTCAGACGATAAATCATAGTACTCATCGTCCATGTAAAACTCACCGATCTTTCCATTTACGTAACCCTCTATAGGTTGGCCACCACCCCTATTCCAAGCTGCAATAGAGAAGCGAGTGCCGCCAGACTGGTTTAGTCCAATGGAAGTCATTGATTGAGCAAAAATGTTATTGGATAAATCTTCGCCATTATATACTGCCGTGTATTTCTCATTCACAACATCAACAGACATGGACAGATGATGGAATCTGCCTATCGTATATCCTGTTCCTTGTTGGAGTGTGATAAATGAACTTCTGTCTGGCGGTTGTATAAAGACGTTTATATTTCCTGCAGACGTGTAAACGTTAACCCTAGATTGAAGATCAGTACCGTCTGAAATAATAAATAAATTATCATTTCCAGTGACGGAATCGAGCTTAAAGAGTATTGAAAAAGTTAGTTTTGTTGGGTTTGATGGCGCAATGTCAGAAAGTTTGTAAAGATGATCATTCTGGCCATCAAAATCACTAGCCACACAGTTGTATTGATTAGGGCCACGCTGTGCTGTGTCTAGTGTTCCGTTAACTGTGAAGTCACCGCCTGTACCTGCGTTAACACCTGCTGTATCGGCATCTGTCATAGGGAGGTAGAGGATAGGCGATAGTGAGGCTTGGTTAGCTGCTGGTTTAAGGTCAGCGTCAATAAACAAACGTCTGTTGGCTTCTACGCTTAGGTCACGGTAGGTGTAGTCTAAGTAGACGTGGGCTAGGCGGCCTTTTAACTGTGATCCCCCTGTGGCTCCATTTATGGTTCCGACTCCCCAGTTATCCACAGTAAAGTCAATTGAGGAGTTTGTGTATGTTGTCCATGTGATGGTTTGGGTGGCATCGTTTACATATATGTGTCTATTCGATGGGTTGGCTAGGTCGAAAGAACCTATCACACTCAAGAACGTGTTTTTTACAATAGGATGCCTCGCCTGTAAGTTCACATTACCCGCTGCATCCCTTGTCTGAATCTGCAACTCATTCGTAGAACTGATTAGGGCAAGCGATAGTGTGGAGGCTCCTCCGCTGTTTTTGGTTGATATGCTGTACTGAGTACTACTTCCGTCCCAGTAAACCCAACAACTAAACGTAAACGTCTTACCGTCAGCATTGCCCGTCAGGTCACTACTTCTACTCAGGTAATCATTAGTCCCATCAAAGCTAACACCTTCAGCCGCAACAGCCGTAGAGCCAGCCTGAATACTGCTTAACTTTCTAGCTATACTCATGCCAATGCCTGCCCTGCTGTGAACCCTAGCCAGGTAGTGCCAGCATCATGTGTAATGAACACAAAGACATCCACTGCACTTGCTGTTGCTGTTAGTGTTGGAGCTGTAGCTGCTGGCCAATCAACACTAGCCGGCCATGTAACTGTGTAACCACTAGCACCTGCATCCTGTACAATCTTCACGGTCATTCCGTAGGCTGTACCTGTAGCAGGTGGGTTAGAGAATGTAACTGTCGTATTCTCTGTTAGTGTGTGGCTAAAAACTGTACCTGTAGATGTATCT